TATTTCATAGTCCAAGTGAAACCTTTTATTTGTACTATCAAAGCTACCGCTATATTTCCAAATAATATAACTCTTAAATTTTAGGTCTGTAAACTCATTAAGAAACTCAATCCAATGCGGTGTCCTTAATGTTTTATCAAATGTTTTGCTTTTTATGTTAAAGTATATTTGACCTGTCGGCTTTAATATCCTTTTATATTCTCCAAATAGTTTAGATAAATAATCGGAATAAAACTTAATAAATAAAATGTCTTTTGACTTTGCACCATAACCTGCGCCAGATATATCTTCGTAAGGTGGAGATGTAATAATTAAATCAACATAGTCATTTGGCATTCTTGCCATTGTTTCTAAGTTATCCTCGTTATAGATTTTATTGATTTCCATTGTTTAAGTTTTGGTTATGTACGTCTTTTAGAAGGTCTTTATATTGTATTTTATCTCCGTATTCTATATGGCACTTTCTACATAACCCCATAAGGTTTTCAATCGTGTCTTTGTCTTTGCTGCCACCCATACCTCTCGCCTCAATATGATGCACGTCTACCGCTTGTGAGCCACACACTTCACAGGGAATGAAGTCCGTTGTTTTATACCCCATCCCCTGCAAATATATCTGTGTGTGTTTTTTCATAGCTTCCCCATTAAATTTTCCGTTGATTAATAATTAAAAATTTAACTATGAAAATTATTTTCCGTCTATTTCTTTTAACTTATTAATTGCGTACTCAATACCACTCGTTCCGCCCCACGCATCCCAGGCAATACCGCCACAACCTTCGCTATATGGTACATCTTTATGCTGCTGATGTCTTTTAAAGGAAGCCATACGAGCAATAGTGTCTCTACTTATTGGCTCTCTGTTAGCTAACTGCCTTGCTCTTGCTTTGCCGGTTGCTTCAAGACAAGAACCCCATCCATTTTTCTCTGCCCATTCTATTGCCCTCTTTGCGTTGTTACTAGCACTTTCTGGGTAGTCGGTATAGCTATCTGCGAACTTGCCACCTGCAAGAATAGCCTTCCAAACTTGCATAGCTTTCTCTTCGGTTTCGTACACGCACCCACCTGAGCCTATTCTATATTTCCCGTTTGAGCATTTAATTACTGGCATAGTTTACTATAAATATACTTTCTGTCTAAATTTATCTCCCCAAAGTTATACTTCTTTTTGCAGAACTCAAATAGTTTATCTCCGCTTTCCTTTCGCATCTGCTCATCATTAACTAAATCTTTGATATGCTTATACCAATCCTTCTGACTTTTAACGTAATGCACCGGCATATCTAGATACGGATTGACATAGCTAACAACGGCAGGGTTCTTTTTAGCAGCCGTTTCTAATACTTTAAGATTTGACTTCATAGCGTTAAACTTGTTATCTACCAATGGTATAATTGAAATATCGCTATCTGTGTAAGCTCCCATATATTCTGTAACCTTTGCATAGTTATATATCGTAGGGTTAAGTTTTAGTCCGCAAGTAAACGCATCTATCATTTTATCCCATATCGGCTTTTCGCCATCGTTGTACCCGGCTATCACAGTTCTTATATTCATACCTTGTAACCTTTTGAAAGGCTGCCTAATTAAATCTAAGTCCCTTTCGTGTGTTCCGCTGCCGGACCAGAATAGTCTAACCTTGTCGCTTTCTAGCTTCTCATCTCTAAACTGCTCGTCTCCATAAGGTAAAGCGTTTGGTAATATGTGAACGTTTTTATTGTATTTAGTTATCTCTGCTGCTAATCTATCGTGGGTGCAGGTGCATAGGTCTGCAACTTCTAAATAGTCAGTAATTTGTTTAGGTATGTTATTGAGCTTGTATCTTAAATACAACAAATGGCTTTCGCTAAGTTCCCAATAATCGTCATTATCTACTACCAACTTAAAGCCGTACTTAGTTCTCCAAGTGTCCATTTGCTTTGCATCTATCTCGTTGAGCATTCTATTCATTAGCACAATATCCCACCCCTGTTCTAATAACTCATCATTAAGTACGTCTGTGATAAGTGCGTACTCTTTTTCCATATGTACTATTGGCATCATTATCCTGTGAAAGCCAACACCTGAGTTAGCTGAGGTTATACAAAGTATTCGCATCTTATATTCTTTTGGTTGTGATAGATGTCCTGGTATTTATCCCACACGCTTTGCGCCCTTGCCAAGCTCTCGTCTTTCATTCGTCTATAATCTGTTCCGTTGCCTACATCGTGTCCTATATGTTCTGACCTCATATCCGGCAGGTAGTAATTTGTAAAGCCTGTAATAGTTGCTCGTTCTCCGTAATCTCTATCCTGCATTCCGTAGGGGTCATACTCTTCGTTGTAACCGCCAACCGCATCTATAAGTTCACGAGTAATAAAGTTATCGCCAAAAGGTGTGTGCGTTTTATGTACCCCGTCTACTATTGGTGGCAGTTCCTCTACACAATGTATTCCAATAATGCCAGTTTTTGACACACGTTGAGAAAACATAACCCATTTTGACAACCAATTCTCAGGAAGTAAAATATCGTTGGCTAATAAGCAAACCGCATCATAGTTTTGCGTCATTCTAAGTCCTGCGTTTACTCCGGCTGCTATGCCTCGTTTTTCTTTTGATAAGTCATAACCGGCAAAAGGGTAATTAAAGTTTTCATGCGTATCGCTGCCGTTATCTATTAAGAAGCAGTCTGCGTTGTAACCTGAGTTGTAAAAGTTATGGTTAATTACACGCTGCGTTAAATCGTGCCTGTTTTGTGTAAGTAATAAAATAGCTACTCTCATTATCTTATGTTTGAGCCGATTTCTCTTGCCGGAACTCCTGCATATTTAGTATTTGCTTTTGCTTCGCCTTTTAAGAAGGCACTTGCTCCTATCATACAATTTGCGCCAATGTGTGCAAACTGATGTAAAACTGCGTTAAGTCCTATATTGCTTCCTTCTTCTATAATCGAGTGTCCACCTATTTTTGCTCCGCAGCTTATTGTAACATTATCAAAGATTGAGCAATCGTGTCCTATGTGTGCGTGTTTCATTATAAAACAATTATTTTGTATATAGGTAACGTCTTCTGTTCCTGCGTCTATTGTTACAAGTCCTGTGATAATATTGTTATCGCCTATGTATACTTTGCCTTTTTCTTTTTGCCAGAACTTCTTATGCTCGGCTTTGTCTCCGATAATACAATAAGGACCGATGTAGTTGCCATCTCCGATAATTACGTTATCGCCTATAATAGCGGTAGGGTGGATAAAGTTAGCCATTCTTTTTATTTTTAGGTTTAGGTTGTTCTTCGTACCAAGTATACAAGCGTTTAATCATATCGAATATACAATTACCGCACCATACTGTTAAGATAAAATCTGCACTCATATACTTGCGATAAATATGCTCGTACATTTTTAAGATGTCCAAATCAATGTTACGCACATAACCATTTTGAACTGTGTGCCAATTACCAACGTGGTCATCTAAAAATTTGCGGTGTTCTATTTCCATAAGTTCCACATTAGTTTTGAAAGTAAAGGTGCTAACACTCCTGGTATAAATACAAACGCAATAACATCGGTACATATTGCAGGTAGTAAATATAAAGCCAATCCTGTCCAAGCTGCTAAACAACTTGTGCAACTAAAAGGCTTAAAATCTAATTTCCATTTTCTATGAAATTGGTGTATTTCTACAAAGAATATTGCAAAACATATCGCTGCTATAATTATCATAATTTTATTTTTTGTAGTCAGGGCAAGATTCGAACTTGCAAGAGGTGGTTCTCTGAACCAATTTAAACTCATCGTTATGGCTTTTAATGAGGTCGCATCTCGTGTGTGAACTTAACTTAGCGTCTACCAATTCCGCCACCTGACTATATTATCATTTTCGTAATTGTTTTTTAAGTTCTCGTTTAGTTAGTTTAAGTTCCCTATGGATTGACATATACGGAATACCTGTAACCCTGCTTAATTCTTTAGCGTTGCAATTATGCTTTATTGCATAAACTCTTAAAAGTTCAGCTTTGTACCAGTGCATCTTAGATAACTCATCTTCTACTTTATTAAGTAATTCTTCGTCTCTGTCGTGTACTATTAATTCAACTTCTAAAGGTTTTCGGTATGTCCTGTAAAATTGGCTTGTATTACTTTGCATCATATTAATCATAGTTCTAACCAAATAGAACTTTAGTACGTTGCGTGTGCGCATATCAATTAATCGCTCCTCTTCCATTTCGCATAGCACCTTAAATAATTCGCTTCTTAAATCGTCTCGTAAATCTTCAGGCTGCATTTTGTCTATTGCTTCCTTAAGTTCTCGGCTTTCCCAAAGTTCTAATATGATGCTATTCTTGTTCATATTCTTTTAAGGTTAGTTTGCCGTTCTCTTCGGTTGCTATGTAACAAAAACAATTTGCCGTTTTTGCTAAGTTTAAAAATGCTATTTGGTAGCTGCTTAATTTATCGCCTATCGCTTTTGTCTCGCAATATACCGCTACTCCTGTTTGTGTGTGGAAGCCAACAACATCTGGAACTCCTTTAAATCCTATGAAGGTGCGACCCCTAACCGCTAAATTGTTATTTCGCCATACAAAGCACCCGTTTTTATTTAGGGTCTTTATTGCTTCTTTGGTTAATTCGTTTGCGGTCATATTACAAAACTATATTAAGAAAATGAAACTTTACCAAATTTTATTTGTTCCTCAAAAAATAAAGCTACTGCTACGGCTCGTGCCTGGTTCTTAAGCCATTGCTCAGTCCATTCGTCTCGGTATTGCTTTGCACTTATGATGTCCATTTTATTTGCCTTATAGGTAATAATCTCCATTAGTTTCTTTTTAGCAAGTGCGCCATCTTCTTTTGTCCATACCTTAATGCCTGAACTATTAAGCTTTGTAAATACGCTTAGTGGGTTAAACAACCTGTCAAAAGTTCGGTTTTCCAAAAGCTTATACTCTTGGTAACTGTAATCAATTATCTCTAAATCGGTTAAGTGTGGTATTGCTTCTACTCGTTCTTGTGGCATCATTTTTCTTACTTCGTTTGCTTTTTTCTTGTACCTGTCCATTACTTGACTAAAATAAGCAGGACTAAAATTCTGATAGTGGTCAATAAAGTCATTAGCTACCATTTGCTTAAACGCTATCTTAACCTCATTTATTGTAAAGCCACCATACTCGGTTCTTATCCAATCTTCTAAAATTGCTAACTTAACATCTCCAGGATTGTTGATACCTACAAGCTGCATCAAATAAATAAGGTTTTGCTTAAATATGATAGAGTTTATGTTCCTCATTCGTTCCCCCGAAAATGCGGTCATAATCTCCTGCTCCATAGGAAGTAGAGTGGATGTAGTTGTAATTTCTAAGGTTCTCGAGTTCGTTTTTGTCAAGCTTTCGTTGATTGCTTGTAGTTCCTTTTGCATCTTCTTTTAGGTTAAATAGACCTTTCCAACCATTTGCCATTGATTGATGTATAATTTTTAAGGCAATGTCTTCTTGTCCGTTTGATAAATTTGTTAATTCTTGTAAGGTTGCAAGTTCACTTTGAGTTGTCCTGTATGTAAACTTAAATTGTTTTTTCTTATAATCCTTCCAACTTAACCACATTTTTTCAAATTCCTTAGAAACAAAAGGAAGCTCTATTATTTCTTTTATTTCTTTTATATCCTTTACTTTACTTTCCTTTATAGCATTGCGGTCGCTATGCGGTGGCATTGCGTTTGCATTATTTATAGTGCTATCCCATCTTCTAAAGGCATTTTGTCTTGCTTTTTTGCTCTTGGTATCTCTTTCATCCATACGTTTTTGTACTGACATACTACCAAAGTTTTCTCCTTCAAATACGAATAATCCAAAGTCCTGTATTACGCTTCTGATTGTTTCGCTATCCACTCGCATATCATAAGCAATGCCATCAAAGTCCATTCGCAATGCGTTTGCATTATTATACAAGTCCTCAATAATTGTCCAAAAAATGCCGTAACCAAGCATTCCGTGTTTTCTAATAAGGAATTTAATCTTCTCATCGTTCCGGCTATTATAATCGTGTGAGAAGTAAAAAGTTT